TGGCAAGATGATGTGCATCCTGCTATTATTGCTAAACTTAAACCACTGCCGTAAGAAGAACAGCCCACCTGAAGATCCCAGAATTGAACATCGCAGCAATTTGCGCTACCCTCCCAAAAGCTGTTTTCGCGATTATATTCCAGCGTAAACTCGCACGGTTCTAATAAGTCTAGCCGCACGCAATCTTCCGGGTCTGGATAAATTCGAACATTCAACACAGGGGGCCATTCTGTTCCGTCACAAGTGCAGAGACACGAACAGCACAACGTGCCGTCGCTTAGTTTGTATCGCTCAAATCGAAACGCATCGATTTTCATATCTACAGCATGAAGCGAAAATCCCGAGTAATACCCGTTAGCAAATAATCCTGCATGTGTTGTGGCTACCTGAGAAAGAACAGCCGCATCTACTCCGGCACAAAGAAAATCTTCATTTATATGGGCTGAGAACACTCTAGTAAGACCAGTTAGCCCGAGGATTAAATCGGACTTCAAGATTGTCTCTACTCCACCTGAGACGATGCCAAGTCGAATCACAGAATCATTTAAGCCGTTTCGCTCAAACTCTGCAAAATAATAGTCGTCGCTTACGCAGTATTCTGGATCTCCTTCGGTGTCCTTTACTAAATTAAGGAGCAACCTGTATTTCTCGCCGCTGCCGTCGATCTCATCCTTTGTTCGCAAAGCAACGCACATCGTGCCAGCAGGCTCCGGATGCTGTATATCGAGTATCGCCAACGCTCCTGCTTCATCGCACTTCGCCGCTCCGTCGTCGATGCTGTAGGTTCCTGGTTCCTCGCACCAAGACCCTCCAAGTTCGTCATCATTGGCGCGAGCGAAATTATCTTCGTGTATGGTACAAGAACAGCAACAGTTTCCGAAGCGTCCCATTCGTATCAGCAGATTGCGACTGCCGCCCATTTAGCGTCTACAGGAAAGCATATTACAAGAGCAGCGTTTGGAATTTCAGTTGGCGATGGATTTCGTACCGTATAAGTAACAGACCCAGCAACCCAGTCTCCAGATGATGGGTCTTTCTTAGTAACTTGACCGTCGCCGTTTCCTGGTATTGCGGCATTAGTAATTGCAAGAATCGGAGTTTCGTTGCTGATGAAACGAATGCAATCGGTTTCGATCGTATCGGTTTCAATCATTGAGTACATGCAACCCTTGCCGACCTTCCAAGAGTTGTTGATAGGACCGATACGCACATTGATGCCAAGCGTAACGCTACTGTCTTTTATGGCTCGAAACACAGGACCAAACTGAGCCGTACCGTAATCTCCGTTTGCGACCTCCCAACCCGTATTGAACAGGAACGGACCGACAAGTGCGTTCGTCCACAGAAACGGTTTTTTGACTCTTAGAAGATGGCGACCGGCTTCCTCTGCTTTGCCGTCCACTTGCATACAAGCGTAAGGTGGAATCGTTTCTCCGCTTTCGTTCTTGAATTGGATGTACTCGTGTCGCTGTTCTTGCGTTTGATTGCTGTTACGACCTAGCCAACGCTCGACATCTAGCGTTGCTTGCCAGACTCTACGAGCGTTTGGTTCCGTGAATACTCCGATTTCACCCGCCATACACTAGCCTCGCGTATCGCAAAGCAACGCAACCGAAATAATAACTGGAGTTACTGCCGTGCCCGTTCCGGTATCGCTGACAGCAATCGAGAGTCTGCACTGAAGAACATCGCCAGGATTGACCGACGAAGCATCAATCGTGAAATCTTTGTTCGCTGCCGTTAGCGAGTTCATGTCCGTTGCTGCGGTAGTTACGAGATCCGAACCTACTGTCGTTCCGCTTCCTACGACAAACGCTTCAAGATCGACCGTGCATGATGTGCTTGCAACGGTCGTTTCCATCTTGGTTCTGACTCGAATTTGAATTGTTTCTCCATCGTCGTAATTCGGCGGGACTGACACAAAAAACGCAACTCGTCTCGTAGTGGACCCGAGGTTTTTGCAATCTCCTGCACTTAAAAGGATCGTTGCTCCGGAACCAGTTAGCGCAGCAGTTGTAACTGCTAGATCGTCGCTAGCGGCTGTCCCTACTGCATTCGTGTGATTTGCATCCCAGACTCGATAATCAGACCAGTTAACAGGAAACGTCTGAAGAGTTCGCTGCCGAAGTTGCGTATGCAATATCTCGGCGTTTCCCGAAATAGTCGCCGACGTAATCACTCCATCTGGAAGTTGAATAAAACTGTTCGGTATTTGAGTCATGATTGATCCTTACAAAAGTCCTAAAGCATTATACGGAAGATAGTCGAAGATTCGAAATTCTAGCCAATACGCCAGCGCACCTTCTGGAAGTTGGTATCCGTTTTCGTCTAACAAGACTGGTTTCGTTACTGGTTCACGCAGCGCTTTATCGACCGCTCGCACGATTGCAGTACCGCCCCCAGCTTTGTCGATGCGTACATAAAATCCTTCATGCCGAACTCGCTTCCACCAAGCATTTGCAGCGATCGTCTTGTATGGATAGCGAAATTGAATTTGTGCCGTGATTTCCCAGTAGCCAATATCTTTATCGTATACATTCGAGGCTGAGAACTTAGTCAATCTCGCAGTACCTCTTGGCCAGCCAAGGAATGTATCTGAGTTGACGGACTGTCTATATCGAGCCTGAATCCAGGGATTAAAGGTTGAAAAGTTACGTCGAATCGTCACCGTCTGATCTGGAACTGGTCTCTTTAGCCCTGCGATCTGTTCGTAGTTTTTTGTGACGATCGGAAAGCCAAGCGCATCTTCGTCTACTTCCTCTTCGGTCTCTACGTCGTCCCAGTCGATTTTTGGTGGAGACAATAACGGACTTGTTCCTTGAACTGATTTTGCGATCTCTCCGCTGTAAGTGATAGTAACAATAGAAAAGATCGGCGAGACTCTTTCAATGCTTGCACCGTCTGCATAACAGAACGGGAAGCCTTCGTAAGACGATCCTGCCGCCGGAATGCCTGGAGCTTGGTAGATGTTTATGTCAGGTTCGTTTGGATCGTGCAGTATCTGAAACGCAGAGGTAAAGGATATATCGAACTTGCGAAAGTTATCGGTCAACCGCACATCGCTATTTGCTTTCGACCACATTTTATCGACTGACTTAATTGCCATCTATGCTCGGAATGCACCGCCTCCTACGAAACGAACTTGCATACCCTTAGCCGCCGCCGACTTCTCTGTAGCGACAGCTATTCTTGTCTGCGTCTGCAATTGTTGGTTTGCGACCTGTAGCATCGGATTGGCACTCGGTCCTCTTGTCAGAAGACGAGATTCAACGGCAGATAATGGTCCCGGTCCTTGAGCGAGTTTCTTTTGAAGTTCCTTTTCCTTTTCTTGCGATCTTAGCGCCGCTTCCTGTGCTGCAACTCTATCTGCTTCGTCTTTGCCGAAACCTTCTTGCTGCAAAGCGAACGATCTCGCGGCTTCTTCGCCCTGTTCGATTAAAACCTTTTGCTTGGCAAGATCTTCCAAAACTTTTTTACGAGACTCGGCAAGTTTTTCTTCTCGGCGTTGCTTTTCGTCTGCCGCTTTAATCTCTGCCTCTAGCGCCGCTTCCTTTGCTGCGATCGCTGCCGCAAGGCCTGCATCCATTCCTTGGCGTATCAGCTCTTCCTTCTTAGCGGCTTCCGCACCTTGTTCTAGTGCTATTCGTTTGAGTTCGAGTTTTTCTAGTTCTGATTTTGATAGCTTTTCAAGTTGCTCTCGCTGTCTAACTTGATCCTCTTGCGACTTCTTTGCATCTTCCTCGGCTTTCTTTTTTTCTTCTGCGATTTTGTTTTGCTCGTCGATTAAGCCAAGAAGGTACGACGCTTGCAACGCACCTTCGTCTGTGAACGTATTTTGCTCTGCCGTTAATTGATTGAATTCGCTTTGCCCTTGATTTTTTGCTTCTAGCAGCAACAGTTGTTTTTCAAGTCCAGCGATGTAGCTTTCCTCTTTATCGAGTTCTGAGTTACGCTTTTTTATTTCCTCAAGCTCTTTCGCTCTTTCGTTCGTCAACTCCGATATGGACTGACGTTGTTGCATTTGGAGAGATAATCTTTCTCTTGCTTGTTCAATTTCTTGCTCAATGTTTTTTCTTTCTGCTCTTCGCTCGTTAGCTTGGCTCGCAAAAATCCCCCCTTGTTCCTCGTTCCAGTAGGTTGCCCATGACGAATAGTGCTCTAATCTTTTTTGTGCGTCGGCGATTGCAGATTCCGTTGCTCTAATGTTTGCATTCGTTTTTTCGGTCAGGCTTTTGTATGCTGCGGCTTTCGCCTCTGGATCGCGTATTAGCTCTATGTCTTGCATCTCTTCGCCAAAGAAACGCTGCATGCTCTGCTGCGCCTTGTTCGCAAAATCAATGCTTTTCTTTTCTGCTTCAGCGACATTTTTGTTAAATTCTTCAAGACCAAGCACCGCATTGCTGATTGCCGCTCCGACTTGATAGCCGAGAACTCCAGCCATCGCAATCAGTCCACCCTTAAAAGCCAAGGCACCCGCACCGCCCTTTGTAGACACTTCGGAGAATTGAGAAACCTTTTCTGATATCTGTCCTACCTGACCCGCGATCTGACCGAACGCAGAACCACCCATTAGGTTGCCGAGGACTCCAGCAAACTCGGCTGTTGACTTTGTTGCCTTGGTTGAGTCTTTGATCTTACGAACCGATTGTTCAGCGTTGGCAGCAATCTGTGCAAACTTCTGGCTAGCCTGATCGTCTGCGCTAACGATAACTTGAACTGCTTCACTCGTCATCTGATGCGCTCCTTATAAGAGCTTCTTCAATGCGATAGCAGCGTTCAGCCGAGAGGAACCAGGAGGACTGATCTAGCGCGCCGCCAGAGACAGGCAAGACTCCCTTGCCGAACAACTCGATAAGGTGGATCGTTGACGACATGGACTTTGCGTATTCGTTTGGGCAACCCATGATTTCGACGTTTCCTTCGTTGCAGTGCGTGCAACCTTTGCCGCTACACATCGGACACTCTATTTCGATCGGCTGTTCTTTCGTTCCTTTGTCTACGCAGTGGTTGCCGCACGCTCGACACAGCTTGCCATGTCGAATAAGTGCCGCAACCCTCAATCTTTTTTTTCGTCGGCTTGCACGAATTGATTCGCTAGTATTTTGCGAAGCAACTCTCTAGCTTCGTTATGGCTTAGGAGAGATTGCACATCACAGTCTTCGAATGCAAACGGTCCCATGTTGACCCACCCTGCAAGATACTTTTTCAGCAGATCGCAAGTTGCTTGGAAGATTTGCTGTGTCGTTTTATCTCGTAGCGATTCGTCCATTTCTTCCGATAGCTTTTGCTGCTCTCGCATCGTCAGCGATCGGCTATAGAAGGTCGGTCGAACGTCTGCCGGTTTGTCGGCATCGGAGTCGAGAACAACGGAAAACTTTAGGTTGGGTTCAAGCGAGATTGGCATAAAGTTATGGTGTGAATACGAGTTCGATTTCCTGATCTACGGTAGAACCATTCTGACCGCACAGGAACGTAATATCGTTTGTCTGAAGCATATTTCGATCTCCTTCGGCGATCGATTCCATCGATGCCTTGGGAGCGGTAAAGACAATCTTCGAACTTGAAGGACCGCCGATTTCAAAGACAAGTGCCGCTTCGGTCGATGCAAGAAACTGCCCGTAATCGTCTCTTGTAGCAACTAGCTTTGCTTCTGGGTTGACCGTGACGATCGGTCGTCGGTTTGTAATGACCGTCGAGATAAAACCGGAGTCATTGCTAGCCTCCGATGACTCTCGATAGGTTACGGTGTTGCCGAGATCGAGACTGACGCTTTGGCAATTAAGCGCAACGCTGTTGAATGTCGTCACGCCTCTTGCATATCGCAACGGAGCAACCGTCGGGTAGGTTGGAGAAATTAACGCAACATCAGTCGGAGGAACCCAGATGCCGCTAAACTCAAACTCTGCCGTGACCATCTTACCAGCCTCGCAGTTCAGCTTCATGTTTCCGCTTGCACCCTTGATCGACTTGAAGAGTCCGTCTTCGTAGATTCCGATCGTCAAAGTTTTAACCGATGTACTCGGAACGCTACTGCTTGGTCTAAATGTGTTGGTGTTCTTTACCAGTCCGCAAGCAGGCAGGAACGTGTCTGCCCATAAAGGTTCGGCAGATGTTCCGTCCCAACCGAGATCGATCGAGAAAGTAACCTTGCCTTTATAGCCACCTGACACGCTAGACAAATGCCCGAGCGATCCTTGACCCTCTCTGGGAGTCTTTTCGATGTCAGTTTGAATTGCCACGTTGTAGGCATTGAATGCAGCATCGGCAGCGGCAAGAGAGATTGCCGTTCCTGATGTCGTTTCAATCTTCGCCGCCAGTATTCGCTTTCTTTTAAGCAGTACCATTATCGACCTCTCGAAGTTTTGAGTTTGATGATGCCTTGTTTTTCCAAAATGATTTCTCGAATACGTCGTTTTATTTCTTTCGGCAATCGATCCTCGGCGATCGTCTTGGCAACTCCTGCCGCATTGATCTGCTCAAAATAATCGCCAGGAGCGGGACCGACGACGCGAACTAGACGTTGAATGCCGTTGCGACGATAAACATGATTGCCGTATTGCGGAACAACGAAAGCATCATCGACGATTCCGTTGAAGTTTCCTTTGTGTTTGTAATTCACGGGCTTGTGCGACCACTTAACGCCCATCAATTGCTTCTTTCCCTTTTGCTTTTTTACATACGGTCTAGCGTTGTAGAACTTCAGCGGAAACGGATACCCTTCGCTGAATGCGAGTATAACAGTTGGGTTTTCGTCAGTCGGAGCTTGTTTGCGTTTGATAACCGTCTTAAGCGTCTCGGCTTTCTGAAACGCCTTGCCGCCCTTCTGCATACCGTCGTTCGACTTGAGGTACATTACTTGACCGAGTTTCGACGCAACCTTGACTCGTATCGTTTTGCCAACCTTCGAAACAATCGTGCGAAGTTGCCTTGGAAGTTCATTCCGAAACTCGCCAAGTTCAGTCAGCAGCTTCGTAAACTGTTCTTGATTGACGGTTAGCTTGATATCCATTTCAGATCCTCGACACGAATGGAGAGTATTCTGAAACGCGATACGTCACCGCTACAGGAACATTTACTCCGTCAGGACCACCGTCGAAATTAACGTACTCGAACTTGCCGATCTCGGAGTCCATCGCAAGTCCATTCATGGTATGCCAAGTTGAATTCGGTGTGGTGATTGCTTGGATTATGTTTGCTGCCGCCTGATTAACGACATCCTCGCCGCTAGTCTCGTCAGGCATTAGATGGCAACGCACATTGAACGTCTGCCGTCTTGCGATGCCAGGAGGATTGCCAGGAATGTCGAGTTCGTTCACTCGTTCGTCGTCGCCTTGAACAACCAACACCTGACGGTCTCTAGGTGTGAACTCGCCAACCCGAGTAGGACGAATCACCTCGACGATCCCAATATCGTAAGCGTCATTGTCTCGCATCGCTTCCAAGCGATCGACCAAGACTTCGTAAATTTGCTCGACGATCGCTAGCGACATTCGAGTGTAAGCATCCCTTCGTCGTGCTGAGTAATTCGAACAATAGACCGCCTAGACTTCGGTTGCCCGACTCGCTGCGGAAACTCAAGCATATCGCCGCCAATGTTGATCTCGTCGCTAGCGATTCCTTTGGTGGAGTCGTTAGCAACGAAGACCTCGAAGACCGGCGTTATGGTGTCGCCATCCTCTGGGTTGATCGCAAACGCTTCTCGCTGAACAACTGCGTTGATTGAACGAGAAAGGCCGTTCCTTTTGTAGTAGGTAACGGCCTCTGCAAAATCGTTGACATTGCAGAACACCGCAACAGCATCAGCTTGCATGGTGTCCTTGAGTGTCATCGTTTTACCGCTTGCAAACCACTTCGATAAAGTCAATTACAACAGAATCGACGTTGGTGTTTGCTGCCTTTTGCAACTGAATAATCGGTTGCAGTCCAGCAGTATAAGCCGACATGTCGAAGGTTTGAGTTGAGCAAACTCGCTGACCGTCAATGTAGAACTTGACGTTCGATTTGCCGCCCGTGAAGTCAATCACGAAGTTCTTGTAGGTAGTGCCAAGAGCAACTCCAGTGGAGACATCGTCAACATCTCTAGTTCCGTCGTCGGTCTCTGCGTAGACGAGAGTGGTGCTGTTCGCACCTTCCATGCGGAACCAAGCGTTTGCCGCAACACTATTCGCGGTATCGTTTCGTGCCGACCCAACACCGAAGCAAAGGATTGAGCCAGAAGTAAATGTCGCTGCACCAATCTTGACTCGCATCGTGACGCGCTGAATATCGTCGATGTCGAAATCGAGAGCGTCATTAAAGTGCAACGCAACAATCACTTCTGCGCTGTCATTGTTCAGCGTCAACGTCGCCTCACTGGTTCCCTTGGTATAAACCGGAGTTCCAGTCACAGATACGTCATCGACAAGCCATGCGGTTGCAGGGTCCGCCGAGGTAGGAAACGTAGCAACTGCTCCGTTGAAGTCGTCGTAAAATGTTTCGAAATCTTGCATACCGGCCATCTTGTTCAGTCTCCAGTTAGGGTTGTTCTGTTGAGGTTAATTAGACGGATCAGGTGCAACGACTCAGACCACGCCAATCGATCGCGGCTGCACCAAACGTCTGGCGAACCTTATAGCGATAGGTGTCGGTTTCGAAGTGCAGATCGCTTTCGAGAACTGGAGCTTCTTCTCCGTTAAGGAAACTCAGTTCGACAGTGTCGATCTGCGACGTATCAGCAGCAAGGTAGTAAGCACCGTTATCGTGACCGTCGATGAGGGGTTCGACAACCACGGTTAGAGGTCGCTGACCATTCACACCGTAGATGTTGATGACTCCTTCGTTGCCGCCGGTCTGTGCGTAAGACTGGCTGTTGACCAGTTCCAATGCCGTTGCAGACAATGCCGCAGGAACTAGCAAGTAGCGAGGAGTGATGTTGAGGATCGCGTCGGAGCTTTGACCCTTCTGCAACATCATGAACGAAAACATTTCATTCAGAAGCGTTACGTTCAATGCTGCCGCAGTGCTGTTGATGTTTCGACCGCTAGCGTGAGAGGCAGAGAACAGCGACTGTCCATCGCTCATGGTTGGGTTGGTGAACAGGATGTCGTAAACCGCCTTGTTCTGGACTCGTCGAGCAGCGTTGCCGTGCATCGCAGGAACTCGACTGATCGCATCCAAGTCGTCGTTGATGACAGTTTCCCAAGAGATCGTAAAGATCGCACCGTACTTTTCAACCTTGTAACTGGTCTTCGAATCGCTGATCGACTTCTCTTTGTATTCCTGAGCCTCTGGAACCATTTCCAGGTTAGGCGACTCGCCGAAGCTAATGCGATTGATGTTTTTGAAATCATCGACCGACGCTGCTTGCCGTGCCCAGAGACTCCAAGTGTAAGGAGCTTCTTCATAAGCTTGACGCAAAGTCTTGTTTGCAGCATCAAGCAACAAGTTCGGGAACGATCCGGTTGTGTGATAAGCATCACGCTGAACTCGGTATCGACTTGCAGCACCGGGAGAACCCATCGCCAATCGTGCGATCTCTGCATCCGTCATTCGATCGGTCTTGATTCCCATGCGCTGCACGCAGTAGGAAGCCAATCGGCGAAGATTCAAGTTTGCGAAGTCGTTCGAACCAGGAGCGTCTTCTGCCTTTGCTTTGATCTTTGCGTTCTTGAATGCACGTTGAATAAGACCGGCAGACATTGCTGCCGCCAGCTTTTCATCGCTGCTTTCGGTGACGGCGATGTGTGCCGACGATTCGTTCGACTGACCGAGGGGTTGAGTTGCCATCTTGCGAATGATCCTTTCGTTTGCAACCGCTACGGAAACTCCCTCGTCGATCAACTGATCGGCAAAGGATCTTTCAAGCCTTGCAAGCTTGACGTTGTTGTAGATTGTTTCTCGCCGAACCTTCTCGGCTTTCAGTTGCCGTGCGACTTCTTCGGCAACCTTCTCTTCCATGTTTTCGACTTTCGGCATTTCTTCGTTTTGCATGTTCTCGACTTTCTTTTCGTCTTCCATGCTTTCGACTTCGACGACAGCCGGTTTCATGTGGTCTGCCATCCAAGTGATGATAGCCATAGGATCGGTAACTTCTTCAGGCAACCCAAGAGCCTTGAGTTGTTCCATCAATGCTTCGTCCATTCTTTCAATATCCTTTTGGTTGTAGGAACGTCTTACAGTTGAATTAGGGTCTGCGCCTGTAGCACAAATCGAAGCGTTGTGCGGTTCCCAACGTGTGACAATTTCAGCCGGTCCATTTATTACCGTTCCTGAGGTTGTCACATATTGTTCCCCCTCACGCAAATACTTTCGTTCGATAATTACTGCGTCGATACTAAAATCGTTTAAATGACCTTCTTCGTATCGAGTCGCAACGATCTGCGAGTCTTCGTCCGATGCGAAGTCTGCATCGCCGATAAGCTTGTCGCCTTCAATCCGAATATTGCGAATTGACCCAAAGACATTGCGAACTGTCTTATCGTTGTGCGAGTCAACAATAGGCAGTTGTCGCTTATCGTTTCGAAACTGCACTCCGTCCATCAATAGAACTTGACTGAGCCAACCTCTAGTCTCGTCGTAGATTTCAATCGGCGTTTCGGTTGCGATAACCGCTCGACCGTCTTTGACGTTTTCGAAGTATCGTTTGATTCTCGGCATCTTCGAAATACGCTCTGCCTTGTCCCGTGCATCCATCGATCGACTCACTTTCGCAGACCAAGCCTGCCCTGGATCTCCGCCCCAAAGAGCCCAAGCGATTCTGCCAGCACTAGGAAAGCCATTCTCGCCAGGACTCCACCCTTCGCCTTTCTTGTCTACTTCGTGTCGTGCAAAATAGCTGACCATTCGTCGAATCGTTTCAGGGCTGACAGACTTGCCGTTGCTCAGGTCTCTTGCCCTGGCAACACCGACAGCCGTGCCGCCGCGATTGTATTCCTGGCGCCATTCGAGTCCTTTCGCCGCCTCTTCTTGCACACCCTCGGGAGGCGAGAAGTCGATGTCGTCGTACTTCGCTCGCTCGATTTCTTCGCTTGCGTAAAGTGCTGCGATCTGTTGGTTAGCGTCAGACTCGCTAGCGTGGCAACCCATCACTTGAGCCGTGCCGTCTTTAATTACGCCCCAGGGTCGAGAGATCGGACAAGCGGCAGTTGTCTTTGTGCTGTACGGCATTATCTGGACCTCCTTGCACAATACGGTCTCACGATCCGATCTTTAGCTTGAACGATTCTCGTCGGGCTGTCGTCGATCCAGACATCGACTGGAATCGAATGCGTCTCGGCGTAGTGTTTCTTCGATACTGAACCGCACAAGTAGATTCGTTCAACCGATTCAGGTAGCGACTGACGTAATTCGGTTTGATTCGCCTCTTCGTCAATTCGACCTGAAATGCAAATCACTTCGTGACCAGCATCGGCTAGCACGCTAGCAACCTTTGTCCAAGTTTCTCGATCTGCCGTGAAGGTATCGTCGAAGTCTAGCGAGATAATCATTTCGCTTCCTCCAACGGAGTGTCTACCGTTCCGTCCTTCGCGTCCGCAATCAACGCTTCGACGTTGTCAGGACTCATACCGATCGACGACAGAAAGACTCTCGCTGCTGCTTCGCTTATCGATCCTGTCGCTAGGTCGTCGAGTGTCTTCGTGATCGCCTTACGATTGCGGTTAAACTGAAGAGTCGATAGACCGGACATCTCGCCGGTTCCGGCTTGGGGTTCCTGCCGCTCTGTTTCTGTTTGTGCCGGTTGACTTGCCGGTTGTTTCATGCCGATAGTCTGCGCCGCCGAGATCTCTTGTTGTTTCTCCTCTGGCGATAGCAAACCTAGCCGTTGCCGTAAGCGATCTTCTTTGGCTCGCTGATAGAAGACTGCACGCCACGATCGACCTCTGGAACCGAGTTCAGTTTGGTAGTCCGACATAAACGAACCGATCGCATCCTTCGCAGCCGATTGTTCGCTAGTCGGGTCAACCCATTCCCATTCTGGCGTTTGCCATTCGACCGGAGCAAACCGGCGACGATCTGCTAAGAGTTCCGCACTCGTCGGAAATCCTCGCACACCTTGAATTGATGCGGCATCGCAAAACGCATCCCATGCCGGTTGCAGGAAGTGCCGAATCATATGTTGTTGCCAGCATCGGAATCGTCGCCTGTCTTCTAGTTGACTTGTTCGACTAGAACTGTAGGAAGTCTGCGAATAATCCCTAGCGACAACCTCGTAACTCAGACCAGTACCGACCGCAATCGATCGCAGGATGAGTTGAATCCACGGTTCTGCGCCGCTGTTAGGACGACCTGGATTGAGACCGACGACATCCTCTCCAGGTTGAAGTTCCATGACCATTCCCGGCTCGGTGTATCGCACTCGATTTCCTGCCGAGTCCGTATTGTCGCCTCCGTCTGGATCGATTAGCGAACCTAGTGGAGTCTCAGTCTTAATCGCAATCGTGTAGCAAGACGCAACCGCCGAAGCGATCAGTTCGTTATCAATGTAGGTGCCTAGGTCTCGAATCGAAGACAGCACTGGCGAGAACCAAGAAACTCCCCGAGTCTGACCGATGCGGTCTCTGCGGAATAGATGCAAGATGTCTCTAGCGGGAATCCGTTCCGGCGTTCGTGTGAACGTGTGCGGTTGCAAAGGATGATCTTTGTAGACCCAGTACGCAACAGGTCTTCCGAGATCGTCGAGTTCTACGCCCCTGACGATTCGATTCTCTGACTCTGGGTAGAGTGGCGTAATGTAACTGTCCTTGTCTCCTGCTAGCCGATCTGCTTCGATCAGTTCGAGTGCCAACGGGACAGGTCGATGGATACCGCGATAGCTAAGTTCCGGCGTTCGGACAATTCGAACAAGCACCTCGCCTGCTTCGACAATCTCCCGTTGAATCGCCGCCTGCATTTCGTCAAGCGTGTACTGCCCGTTAACGTCGCAAACCTCAGTCCACTCAGACCAGACCTTATCCCGCTGATCGTTGATTGCTTCGAGGTCTTCGCCTTCGGGAGTCTCGTAAGTCGATTGTGCTTTGATTCCGCAACCGACGACCGAAGAAACGATCGTATCGACTACTCCCCAAGCATAGGAGTTGTTTCGAACAAGATCTCTAGACCAAGCCCGAACTTTGTCTGCGCCGAAAGGTCCAGTCAGTTCTAAGTCGGCAGGAAGATTCTTCGGATGCCTGTTGCTCGAAACTCTCGAAGGTTCTGCTCCGGCGTAGGATCGCAGCATTTTCCTAGCTTTCTGCCGCCTGATAGCAGCGACCGGAGAAACTGCCGCAACAATCGAATCGATTAACTTAGAAATCATCGCTTGTCTCTCGATAGTTTCGCTAGAGAGATTCCGCTTTGGGTTTCTCGTTGAACCTGAATTAACAGCTTGCGACGTTCGGTCATCAATGCGCCGAGGTCGAGTTTGGTTACGGTCCTCGAACCGATGGAATACGAAGACGCACCGCCCTCCAGTAGAGCTTCGATAGCAGCGTCAATAAGAGCGAGAAGCGAGGATGCGGATGCCATTCGGTTAAATCTAACCGATCAAGAAAAGCATTGCACCTTAGTCTTTAACACCGTCCTATTA